CGCGATTATGTCAAACCTCAGGGTTACGTCAATCAATTGATTCCTGAGTATGCAGATGCATTAGCCGCAATGCAAAATCCTTTTGGTTGATCATGGACTTAATTCAACGAGTACAACAGATTGGTCAAAATGTTAAACAAGGGTTTCAAACCGCTGATGTTGTTCAGCGTCGTGATTATGCAAAAACAAAAAAACAAGGTGGATATTACGGCGAAAGTTTATTAGATCCCAAATTTAAAAAATCAATTGCAGCAGAAGGAATTACTGCACGCGAGACACCTGCTCAATTTGCTGGTGCATATACAAATCGACTGCTGATTGACTTAGCAAATGATGGTACACGCACCCACTGGTGGCGCTGGAACCATCCTCTTGCTGTTGCTCAAAAAGTCGTAGAAGTTGGTGTTGACCCGAAAGTTGTTCAATCCCCCGCTGCACGTTCTGCAGTAATTCTTGGAGTTGCTGCACCAGCTGTTGCTTCTGCTGGGGCGTATGACATTACTAACCTTGGGGAACTTGGAAGGCCAAAAGGTTTTGCTCAGAGTTACGCAGGCTTGGGTTCAGAAGATCGTCGTAAGACTGAGCAGCCTGGTCAAGAATTATTTGAACGTTTCTTCCTTTCAAGGACTGGTCGTCCTTTGAAGTACGCAACGGCCAAGGAAGATATTCCCGATTTAACTCCACAACGCTATGGAAACTACATGAAGTTTCTTTATCAAGACAAAGGTTTACTTGACCTTGGTGTTGTTAAAGGAACGATGGAAAATTTACAGGGTGTTCCTGAATTACGGATGCTTGGTTACCCTGTAACACTTCCAATGGTTGCTGGCTTCGCTACTGGACCGGTTTCAGCAACGATTGCAGGTCGTACTGGTAAAACACCTGCTCAACGTGCTGTACGGGCTATTGCAGGCGGCATTGCAGGCTCTGTTGGTGGCGTTGGTTTAGGTAACGTTGCTAACCAACAAATTGCAGCAGCAAATCGACCTAAGTTACCTACAACACAGCAATATCAAGATTTAAGTACTGGTAGAATTTAAAGAATAATAAGAGTCGAATTGTTGTGGATCCTCGCAGTACTTATTTAGCCGGAGGTGGTCGACCATTGGCCAACCCTCAAGGTGACTTTCTTGGTGATTATATTTCTAATTTAAATGTTCCGGGGATTTTTCGGTCTGGAAAAGAAAAAGTTAAGAGCGCTGCAGCTAAGGCTAAAGAATCAGTAAAGGGCCTGAGAACAAAATATCCTAATGCTGGTCGTTATGCCACCGCTGGTACTGCCGTTCTTGGCGCAGTGCCGGGTGTAATGACAGCATATGAGGAACTTGCAGCGGGTCGTCCTGCAGGTGCTGCAGGTGCAGTTGTTGGCGCTGGCGCTCAGGCAGGATTGAGTGCACTTGGAACAAACCTTCTTATGAAGAGTTCTCCTTTAGGTAAAGCTGTAGGTTTAGGTTTGCTGGGAGTTGGTGCACTGCTCCCTCAAGGTGCAGCCCAGGCTGCTGAGTATGGTCGTCAAAAAGTAACCGGCATTCCTACAGCTGGTAAAGAAGGAACTCCTGAATCCACCTTAGATTTCCTTAAAAAAGCTTACGGTATTGATTTAGAACGCACTAAAGAGTTAGGTGAATATGAACGTGGTGCTCTTGTTAATTTAACAAGGGATTTAAATGCTCTTCAGGTAGATCAAATTAAAGCAATGGCTCCTGAAATTGCGAAGTTCCGTAATGACGAATTGGTTCGCAATCAGGCTCTGATGGCATCTCGCGGTAACCAACTTGCACGCTTGAGCTTGCTTCAGACGGGTGGTGCTCTTGCAACAGGTGGTCAAGCTGAAACTGGTGCCACTGTTCGGACAATGATTCAGTCCAACCCTTACGCAGCTGCAACGGTGTTCTGATGACTTTTCCTCAGTTTAATTTTCCTTCTGCTGGCGGCGGTGGTTTTGCCCAAGGCTTTACGGGTACCTCACCGGTTACCGCTGGTAAATACATGGAAGCATTAAATCGTCCATTATCGGAAGAAGAAATTGACGCTGAAATTAAGCGTAGTTTGATTCCTATTCTTAAACAGCAGGCTATCAACATGTCTCCTGAGGGCATGGAACGACAGCTCGAAATGGCTCGTAAGGATGCTTTTCAGAAGGGTAAAACAGGTTTGATGTTCTCTACCCTGGCTAATCTTCCTCAGACGATTGCCAACGCCGTAAGTCCTTACGGTGGTCCAGTGGGTACTCGCATGGCTTACGAGGGCATGAGTCGTATTCCTGGAATCTACTCAGAGACTATGCGTAGTTTCCCTCAAATCCAAGTTCCCGCAAGTAGCTATTCTCCAGCTAAATATTTTTAGGTAACTTAGAATCATGATTGGATCGCCAATTTATTCATCTTCTAATTGGGGTGTAGCTGATTTTGATACCAGCGCCTGGGGATCTAACTACGACACCGGTAAAAAACCAAAATCAGGAGGTAAAAAACCAATGTCATTTGGATGGGGTGATGCAATCTTAGGCGTTGGGATGCTCGCCCAAGGTGCCTTTGGTGCAATTGGTGCTAATAAACAAGCTAATACTCAAGCTGCAATTGCTAATGCACAGATGGCCGCTCAGGCCGATGCAATACGTAATTCACGTGATATGGCTAAAGGCCAGATTGCGATGGGTATGTGGAGCAATCTGTTTAATACCACTACGGCTGCCGATATTGACTTTGGTCGTCAGCTGGCAGCAAAACGAAAAGAATACAGCGAGTTCATTCCAAAAGGTTTTGGTTTAGATCGTGAACAAGCTCGCTGGCAAACTGATTTTGCTTTAAGTCCTGCTGCTCGTGAATTAGCTTCTAGGCAGAGGTTAGGTAGAGTGAAGGAAGCAATTGCTCCTGGCAGAGCACAAATGACGGGCATGTTTGGTCGAATTGCCCAAGCACCTACAGAATCATTCATGGTTTAAGTTATGGGCGGTGGCGGTACTCAGGTAAGTTATCAAGCACCTCCAAAGGACGACACCTTTGAAAGGTTATTGCAATATCAACAAGCTTCTCAAGAAAAAGCAGAGGCACGCGCTGCTGCTGAACGTGAAGCAGAAGCAGATAAAGAAGCTGCTCGTAAGGCCGCTGGACAGGCTGGATATGCTGCACTGAGGTCTGGTATTACATCGCAGCTTCAACAGGGCTTAATTGGCTACGAAGATGCCTCTTCTCGTCTTCGGGACTACGCTCTGAAGTACGACATGACTCCTCCGGAGACGGACATTTCGGAGTTAGGCCAGCTTTATCAACAAGAGATTCTCCCTGGTCGTCGTCAGACTGCCGTTGGTGCAGCATACGAAGAAATCCTGGGTCGTCAGGCGACAGAAGAAGAACGTTCCAAGGCCCTGGAGCGTTTTCAGCAAGGCTATTACTCTTCTAATCAAGAGCTTCGCGATTCTCTTTATAAGAGCGAAGAGTATCAAGATAAATACAATCAGAGCTATCTCGACAATTACTACGACACGAAGTTCGGTAAACAAACTGTTGATGAAGCTGGAAAGAAAACAGGCGTTCGTACCTTTAAGTTCGACTCAAAATATCTGCCTAGTTATTTAGGTACTGATTTAGGTAAGCGTGCTCAGGTTCAGACGCCTGACTTCGGTGATCAGTTTGAAGGCTCTCCTGCAGAGCTGGAAGAACAGATTCAGAATATGCGCGATACCAGGCAGTATTTATACAGCGCTGGTCTAACGAATCTTCAGGGTGAGATTGATAAAGAGACTCAAAAACTCAAGAATGAAGGCTTGAAAGAAGTTACAAAGATTCAACAGAAAGGCAATCTTTACAGTAGTTTATTGCAAGGCTTCTGGAGTTAACTTAAGTTTTGCATTGCTATAATTATTTTAAATTTCAAGTACTGAAATGACTAGTTCTTTACCCGCAGGCCAAGTAGGCACTGAAGATGATTACTTTGATATTGCCAAATTTGAAGAACTGCTGAATCGCCTGGAAGCCTCTAAAGGTCGTCAACAGCGCCAGAAGTCCCTGGAAGGCCGTCGCGACATCTACGCGGAAGGTCTTGCCAGAATGATGTCCAACTTCTAATTTATAAATCGTGACTAGTTCTTTACCCGCAGGCCAAGTAGGCACTGAAGATGATTACTTTGATATTGCCAAATTTGAAGAACTGCTGAATCGCTTGGAAGCCTCTAAAGGTCGTCAACAGCGCCAGAAGTCTCTGGAACGCCGTCGCGACATTTTTGCACAAGGTCTCGCCAACGTTATGGGTAATTTTTGATCTTTTTCTGTTTAATAGGCCATGACTAGCAGTGTTCCTACTGGACAAACCGATGCTGATGATTGGTTTGACCTAGAAAAGTATCGTCAAGCTGCAGGCGTGGCCTATGAATTTGCCAAGAAAAAAATAGAAGACCAAGCCGCTCAAGAGCGTCTTAACATCGCTGCCCGTGGCGGAGAGGAAAGAACTCTTGTGTCACTTGCTGCTGCCGCTCAAGGCGCTCAGCAAAGACAGGGAATGTTAACTGCAGGTGAGCAAGAACGTCTTAATATCGCTGCCCGTGGCGGAGAAGAACGACTCGGTATATCTACTGCAGGGGAAGAAGAGCGCAAAACAACGCTTACTCGCGGTGAGCAAGAACGACTTGGTTTGCTTACTCGCGGTGAGCAAGAACGACTCGGTATATCTACCGCTGGTGAGCAAGAACGAAAATCGACAGTAACTCGTGGTGAACAAGAACGCGAAACAATCGGTAAGACGGCAGCCGAGCAGCGTGCCGCAGCCAAGCTCCAGCAGTTCTTCCGAGAGCAGGATGAATTGCGAGATTACGGCCAAGCCCAACGAGCTTATCGATATTGAGTTATTTGATGCCTGGGTAGACAACTTAGATTCTTCTACCCAGGAATCATTTAATTCATTTGCTTCTCAGAATTACTCAGTCATTGAGGTTTATCTTTACTCTCGATTCCTTGGGTATCGGGGGAGTATTACTGCGTGTGATCTTTGGGTTAATTCCAATTACAAGAAACCTGATCATCGTAAAACACTCTTGTATCAGATCGATGAAATGCAAGAGGATATTCGTAAACTCCGTGATGCAATCGAAGATGGTGTTGTGAAACGTGATGCTGGAGTTGCTCGTATTGCCTCCATGCAAAAAGAACTCCGTGGTGCAATTGCACAAGTAGAAGAATTTACTGGCATGAAAGACCGTAAGGGTCTTTTGATGGCTGGCGCTGATCGTGCAATTCGTGAGTTGATGTTTATCTTCAAGGATGATCCAATTGAGATTCCCCTGGAAGAAGCGACAATGAGTGTATGGTCTCGCATGCAGCTGGAAGAATAATACGTTTTAGAATTGTTCTATAGATATTAATAGTCAAATGGGTGCGGGTAATCCACGCAAAGCTGTAAAACTTGCCGGTAAGGGTGTTCGTCCTGGTGATGCAGTCAGTAAGCGTAAGTTTGCAAAACAGGAAGAAACAGCTCGTCCCCTCGGAGTGCCTGACATGGTTCAACGCCAAGGTCAACAACCCGGTTACGGTCTTGTCTCCGATCCTGGAATGCTTGGCCGTGTTTCCCATGGTGCACCTGAGTTCGAACAACTCAAAGCTCGGATGCGTTCGATGAGTCAACTTCGGAACACTGGCGGTAGGATCTGATGGCTAAAGGAAAAATGCCACCCCAGCTTCTTGAGTACTTCAAGAAAAAAGAAGCTAAGAAGGAGGATGGCTCTGAGATGAGCGATAAAGAGAAGCGTAAAGCCGCTTTAGATAAAGCTCGCAATTATAAGGATCAAAAACGTAAATCCTCAAAGTAAGTTAGTATTCAATTGTTAACTGAATACTGATCGTGCCTTCTTATATTCACCTAGCCCACAGACGTAATGCTCGCGCTGCGTCCAAGAACTTTAAGGTTAAGGAGAATCCAAACGAGAAGCTACTCGAGAGAGCAAGGGAAGAATTTGGTTATTTCTGTGATTACGTAGCTGATAAACCTCCGGCAGAACACCATAAGGCCTGGAATCGTCATTTTGTTACGGAAGAAAATAGTTCCTGTTTGTTACGTATTGCAGGACCCAATATTGATCTTCTGGCACCACGAGGTTCAGCCAAAAGTACAGTTCTTGGTTTGTTAACGGCATGGGCTATTGGCATCCACACCCAGGCAAAACGTCCCTTACAAATTCTTTACCTGTCTTATACGGTTGACATTGCACGTTCTAAGTCCGCAACAATCAAACGTATTATCGAGAGCAAACGATATCAAGAAGTTTTTCCTACCGTTCGTCTTTTAAAAAACGTAACCAGTAATGAGTACTGGTCAATTGATCATAAATTTGCAGGTATTGACACAACTGGTGAAGAACAGTTCACCTTGTGTGCTGCAGGTCTCAAGGGTTCAGTGACATCAAAACGATCTCACCTTGTGATGATCGATGACGCAATCAAATCTGCTGCTGATATTTCCAACCCTGACATCCGTAAACAGATGCAGGAGAACTGGAATGCGGTTATCGCACCGACCATGTTTGAAGGCGGCAGGGCCATCTGTCTTGGTACTCGTTTTAGGCATGATGACATTCATGCGACAACGTTTAATGAGCAGAACAACTGGTCTCAGATTGTTCTCTCTGCCATTTACAACGATCCTGTTAGCGGTGACGAGAAGTCGTATTGGCCGGAGATGTGGTCGCTTGACTACTTAAAGGAAAAGAAAAAACAGGCACCAATTGCCTTCTCTTTCCAGTACATGAACAAAATCATTCGTCAGAATGAGTTGTCTTTGGCACCGGAATTATTGGTTAAAGCTGAGATTTCAACAGAGTTTGATGCTCTTGGAATTGGCGTTGACCTCTCAGCTGGTACCAGAGAAAAGAATGACTACACCGTGATGGTGTTAGGTGGACGGATTGGAGATCGGATTCACATCATTGATTACAGGCGTCTCAGGGTGATGGGCAACCTCGAAAAACTGGATGCAATGAAGGAACTGCTTAATGACTGGTCTGTGATTGGTCGAGATGAAAGTGGAAATTACTTCCCAACTTATTCGACTTGTGATATCTGGTCAGAGGCCGTTCAGTACCAGGCATCCCTCGAAGCAGACTTCAAGAGGATTTGCCTGAATAACGAAGGTCTCTACAATTTGATCTGGCATCCTGTGAAGGGTTTCCGTGCAGACAAGTTGGCACGTTTCCGTGGAATTATGGGCATGTTTGAAGACAGAAAAATCATTTTCAATCGTTACCGGAACTTCACAAATCTCTTCGAGGAACTCACAAATTTCGGTGTAAGTAGCCATGATGATTGCGTCGATGCGTTGGTTTGGTTGGTAACCGGGTTGATGCGCAAAGGTAAATTACAGGTTGATTATTAGTTTTAGAATTAAAAAAATAATTTATTTAAGTTCGTGGGTCCGGAATATTTGGCAGTCATTGCAACTGCCGTCGTTTCTGCATTTACAGGCGGAACATGGGTAGCTAATAAAATCTTGGACCGCCAACAAGAGCGTGTTCAACAGGCTTTTGATT